CCGCTGGGCATCCGCTACATGCGCAAGGTGACCGACCCGAACCAGTTCGACTCGTGTTTCGTGATGGCGCTGGCCTGCCGTCTCGCAATGGAGATGGCGGAGGATCTGATCCAGACCGCCAATAAACGCCAACTCGCCCAAGGGGAATACAAGGCCGCTATCATGGCCGCGATCCGGGCGAACGCGATCGAATTGCCGCCGGATCCTTTGCCCGATCATTCCTGGCTCATATCGAGGCTTCCCGGATGATAGCCTCTCGCGCTCTTCTGGTCTCGCTATTACTGGCATTGTCCAGTTCGCCAGTATGGGCGGTGCAATGGCCCTGGGGAGTAGCGGGGCCGCAAAGTTCCACAGCGGACATACCCGGTCAAGGTCCTCCGGGCGCGACTGGCGCTACCGGAATGACGGGCCAAAGAGGTATGACTGGACCTGAGGGCTCATCAGGTAGTACCGGCGCGGCAGGCTCTGTTGGCACTACCGGTCCCACGGGAGCCACTGGAGCCACGGGCATATCAGGTCCCGTAGGATCGACGGGCATGACAGGTCCATCTGGAGCATCCGGATCCGCCGGTTCCTCGGGCGCTTCTGGAAGTAGCGGAGCTGCTGGCCCCACGGGTCCTACCGGGCCAGCAGCCGCAACCGGCGCTTCCGGAGCCTCCGGAGCAGCCGGTTCCACAGGTGCCTCCGGTGCATCTGGAGCAAGCGGAACGTCAGGTGCGGCTGGTGCTGCCGGAGCGACAGGCCCAAGCGGCCCTACAGGTCCGGCTGCCGCTACCGGAGCAAGTGGTGCTTCAGGTGCGGCGGGCTCCAATGGTTCCAATGGCGCAACCGGTGCCACGGGCTCTACTGGGCCAACAGGGCCGGCCGCGGCGACTGGAGCATCGGGTGCATCCGGGGCGAGCGGCGCAACAGGTTCAAGTGGAGCCGCAGGGGCTACTGGGGCAACTGGGTCTACGGGAAGTACGGGAGTTGCAGGCCCAAGCGATCATTGGTGGACGGGCGGGTCGAGCGCCTTACCGGTATCGGCAGTGACCGATTTCGTACCGGCCATCGGTCTCGGGACGGCCGCCACGACAGAAGCGCTCGTACAGTTGCCTATCGGTAAAGCAGCCTCCATCACAAAGATGTTCTGTCATACGACTGCAGCCGAAGGCAACGCCAAATCGGACGCCTTCACACTTCGGGTCAACGGCGCGTCTCCGGCAAGCGGACTTACGTGCACAATCTCGAACGGCACTACATGCTCTGACACGAGCCATACGGTAACGACCGCGGCGAATGACATGCTGGATATTCAAGACGTCACAACGGGAGCCACCATCACTGCTCGAGCGGGCGGCTGTTCGATAGGATTCTGATGAAAACACGATCGGTAGCAGTGTTATTGATTCTAGCGGCATTCCTTGCGGTGGGGATGGCCTACGCCTTCGAGCCCTTTCCGCCGGTAGGGGCAGGTGGTCCTACGGGGGCCACTGGCGCGGCTGGCGCGACGGGAGCTACCGGAGTCACCGGGGCCACCGGCCCGGCTGGTGGTGCGACGGGGGCAACCGGTCCGACAGGTCCGACAGGACCAACTGGCTCTACCGGCGTAGCAGGCCCGACAGGAGCCACTGGACCTTCGGGTCCCACGGGTGCGACGGGTTCTACGGGCGTAACTGGAGCGACCGGCCCGAGTGGTCCTACTGGTCCTACGGGACCGACCGGATCCACAGGGGCCACGGGTCCAACGGGGCCTACCGGCTCAACTGGCGTATCGTCCGGCGTCTCACTTCAGATCTTCACGTCCTCGGGGACATATACCCCCGTGGCGAGTATCAGTTTCGCGGTTGTCGAGTGCGTCGGCGGAGGCAGCGCAGGCGGCGGTTCCGCTGGCGGGACGACGAATAATGTCACTGGCGGCGGCGGCGGTTCTGGCGGTTATTCTCGCGTGCGCCTCACCGCGGCCCAGATCGGCAGTTCACAGACCGTTACCATTGGCGCGGGCGGAACAGTCGGGACGACAGGGAACAACCCAGGTAACAATGGTGGCGATACCTCACTAGGAACATTGTGCGTAGGCAAAGCTGGGACTGGTGGCGGCGGCTCATCTACCACCACGCCCGGTGCATCAGGCGCAGGCGGTGTAGCAGGAACCGGCGATTTTGTCCCCGTTGGAAACGCGGGCGACGCTGGTTATGTCGGTGGCTCGGGTACACCAGTGGTCCCTATGGGGCGTGGTGGGGTCAGTGTCTTCGGCGGTGGCGTCGCCGGGGTGAATGCGAGCGGTAATTGCGTCGTAGGGACGGCTGGGAAAAACTACGGTGCGGGTGGCGGCGGTGGGGACTGCAATGGAACGACCAGCACTACAACCGGCGGCGCTGGCGCGGTAGGCGCCATTATCGTGACAGAATACAAGTGAGCCTGCATGAAAGCCTCGCCCGGATTAGTCGCCTTCAATAGCGGGGAGCTGTCCCCCGCCTGCGAGAGCCGCACCGATATCAAACAGTACGGCTCCGGCTGTTTCAGGCTCGAGAATTTCATCCCGATGGTGCAAGGCCCGGTGCGGCGTCGCCCAGGCACGCGCTTTGAAGCTGAAACCAAGAACTCTGGGCTTGTGTTCCTGATGCCCTTCGTCTTCAACGTCACCGAATCCTTCATGTTGGAGTGGGGCGACCACTATCTGCGGTTCCACCAGAATCACGCGCCAGTCACCAGCCTGACCATCGGCCCAGTACTAGGCCCGAATTGGAATCCCACGGTGGGCGGAACGACCATAGATGGCGCCCTGACCTGGACGAATCTCGGATTTACTTATTGGGCACCCGGCGTCGTGCGCAGTCTTGGGGACATCATCGTCGACAGCAATGGCAATATCCAGGGCTGCAGGCATGCCGGAACCTCAAAGAGCGGCCTGCCGCCAATCTGGCAAACCGCTGTCGGGCGTACCACCTATGATTTTGATGCGGGCGATCCCAATCCCGTTCAATGGGTAAATCTCGGCGTGCCGCAATGGGCACCGCTGACGGTCTTCGCGACAGGGGCCATAATCTACTCAGGCGTGGGTATTCAGCAAGTGACCGCCGGAGGAGGAGGCTTTAGCGGAAGCGGTACGTCCTCGTCACCGTCATCGGTAGTCTATGAAATTCCAACACCCTACGCCTTCACGGATCTATATGACGCCAACGGATTTGCGCAACTCGATTATGTGCCGAGCGCGGACGTTATCTATATCACCCACCGCAGCACCAAGTTTCCCGTCTATAAACTGCTGCACTTCGGCACAGCCAATTGGAGATTAGACCGTCTGTCACAGTTCACTGGCGGGCCATTCGGCGATGCCAATCCAGGGACCAATCCAATCGTGTTCGCCTCTGCCGAGGATGGCAATGGAATCACGCTGACAGCCTCGGCCGATATCTTCGATCCCGGCATCATGGGCGCACTCTTTCAGCTCACTGAGCAGAATGTGCGGACCATCAGGCCGTGGGAATCGACGAAAGCAGTCGCCAAGGGAAAGCGACGACGGTTCAATGGGATTACCTACGAGGCTATGAACGGGGGAACCACTGGCACGATCCCGCCTACGCATATCAGCGGCGAGGCCTGGGATAATGGCGATACTGCGGGTATACGGTGGGCTTACCGTGACCCTGGGTTCGGCTTCGTTCAGCTAATCGCACGTGGCATAGATCCTGTGGGCGTCGCCGCCACGATCACGGGCATCACGGCCGCAAATCCGCCAGTCGTGACGCTTTCTACCAGCCCGGTGTTTGCCAACGGCGATCTCGTATTCATCAAGGATGTCGTTGGCATGGTCGAGGTGAACGATACGTTCTATCGGGCGGCCGGCATATCGGGAAATACTTTTCAGTTGCATCAGGACGATACGGATGGTGACGGTACTGGTCCCAATGTAGATGGGACGCTATGGACGCCGTATGTCTCCGGCGGCACGGTCGATAATCGGCTCTGGACGGCAACCGCGGATGTGATCGAGCAGCCACAGGCGGGAACCATCAATCGGCTTCCGCAAGCCGTCGTATTCGCATCGAACGCCACCTCCAACTGGGCGGTCGGGGCCTTCAATAATCGTGACGGCTTTCCTCAGACGGTCTCATTCTTTCGCGGTCGGCTAGTATTCGGGCGCCACGGGCAGGTATTTCTCTCGGTATCTGCCGACTTTGAGAACTTCTCGGCACTAACCCCAGGCGGATTAGTGACCGCCGACATGGCCATCAACATAACGCTACCGACGCAGGACGCGATTCAGTGGCTGGTCGAGGGTCGTGTGCTCGTAGTCGGGACTGCGAGCGGCGAGCATATCATTCAGGAGACAAATCCTTCGCAACCGCTCGGCCCGGCAAATATCGCGAGTAAGGCACAGATGCGCCACGGCTCGCGCGCCATCAAACCCACCTTAATCGGCTATTCGCTCATCTGGTCACAAACCAGCGGTCAGAAGATGCGCATTATGAAGTATCAGTTTTTCACCGACCAATATCAGAGCGAGGATTTGGCGGCGCTCGCCAACCATATCTTTGAGAAAAATGGTCCCCTGACGCTCGCATTCCAGCAGGAACCGGACGCAGTAATCTGGATGATCCGCAATGGGAACCTGAAATAGCATGGCAAATAACTGGTTCGATAGCGGACGGAAATACGTGCTGGATTCACAACTGGACCCAGCAGTAGATACCATCAAAGTATGCCTGCTCAAGGATACGTATACCCCAAACTTGGCGGCGCACGTCCACTTAAATGACCTCGGGGCCAATCGGGTCGGAACAGATCAGACGCTCGGTTCTATCACGACAACAGCCGGGACATTGAACGCGGCAACGGCGACATTCCCCGCAGTCCCAGGCGGCTCTCTAGCGAAATTCATAGCCCTCTACAAATTGGTAGGCGATGGCAGCCCCGCCGATGTGACGTCCCCGCTACTCATGCTCTTTGACACGATTTTGGGCTTCCCGCTCGCCACGAGTGGCGCGAATATCCCGGTCGTCTGGAACGGAAGCGGCATCTTCAGAATCTAACTTATGCCGATCTACGATCCCACTCTCCGTGCGGCGTTTAACCGGCTGTCCACTGGCGGCGGGTCCAGTGCATCTTTCGGTTCCACCACCACGCATGCTGGAGACCTAATTATCGTAACCGGTAACGTCGGCACCGGCCCTCAGATCAATCCGCCAGATGGCACGTGGCACAGGATAAATGGCCTAATCGCGGGTTATCAAGCATTCTGGCATATATTCGAGGGCGGTACTCCGACGTGGACATTCACCTGGGATGGCAGCAACCAGGCTTACGTCTTCAATCAGTACAGCTTCTATAGCATCGGTGGAGGCACGATTAGCTTCGGGGCGGCCGTTATGTCCTCGGCCAACTCGGTCCAGACGAAAACCAGCGATCCGATCACACCAAGTCAAAATGCGCTGGTCCTCGTCGATTTCATCGAATTCGTCAATAAGCTTCTGTCACCACTATCCAGTCCTTTCACGCCAGCGCAGAATGGCCCGCAAGGCGGAGGCGCAGGCGGCTACGAGTATGTAACGGCCGGTATCGTCTCCGACACGTGGACTGAGCCCAATGCGGACGATTCTAATCCTCATTTCTGGGGCTCCGGCACGTTTGCACTGTTTTCGAGCCTCGTCAATGAGGCACAGCCGCCCCTATTGACTGATGATGCGATATTCACGCCATCCGCAACCGCGGATAGCGACATTGTATTTCGTAGCAGTAGCCATGATACCGCGTTTCCATTTTTCACAGGGGCGCAACTGAATCCGCCTAGACCGACAGGAGTGCAGAAGGGCGACCTCCTGATCGCTCACATATGGTCGAATGGCACAGCTCCTGGAATGAATCCCTTCCAGGTCATCCCTGTCGGTTGGACACTTCTGTCAGGTTCATATTTGGAAAATCACGCCGTAAATCCGCCATCTGCTTCATGGCTCTTCTATAAGGTCGCGACAGATACGGAATCGGATATCCCCAGTTATACGTGGCTATTGCCCCGCCCCACGCTGAATATATGGACGGTACTCGTCTACGCTTTCGTTCACGAGGATCCGGCGCATCTCTTTAATGGATTCCAAACTGCGACAGGATACGACGGGAGTCCCAAGGCACCGGGATTAACGCCAGACTGGCGTAACGATGTGTCGCTCCTGCTCTTTGCAGCGGTAGACCCGCCTGGTACGGGTACGGGCATTTGGCCTCCCACCGTTCCGAATGCTCCATCGGGCTATCAGTTATTAGCGTTCTATGGAAACGAGAGCGACTTTCAGGTGGGATATCTGGGCACTCCGGATTCCTGCAATCCGATCCCAGATGAGTTTGCCTATACGGAAGCGCAGCAAATCCTCCAATTCGGAGTGGTG